TATTGGGGAGGATAAGCGAGTGGGGCACAATCTAGCCTCTGGTCAAGCGGTGCAGCAGATGATGTATAAGTCTCGCTACGAGGAGACGGGGGGTAAGGATATAAAGAATGGGAAGTCCGCACCTAAGAGGGTGAGACTTGTAACGACTACACCGTGTGTGATTATCGCCACGGAGTTCAACCAAGAAATACAAGCTTCGAGTATGGTCGGAAGCACTCTCGCGCCCATGTTGACCGCGGTATTCCACAAGCAAGGGAATTATACGTTAGCGAAGATGGCGAACACCAAGGATGGTGGTGATGCCGACATCACTATCAAAAACCCGCAGCTCTCACTCTTCGCCTCGATGGTTGAGGACGACTTTAAGCGGGTATTTAGTACGCCCGCGATGCGGAAGGGAGGGCTTTTGAACCGATTGCTTGTATTCCGCATAGAACCCGACCGGTTGTTGTCGTGGGGGGAGACGAACAACTACGACCCCGACAAGGTGTTCGGTGTCGTCCATCCGTTATCGGTAGGTGAGAGGCGGGTAACAGGGGGGTACGAGAGTCATTTCAGCCCTGAGGCTAAGGATTTATATACAAGGGAACTCTTTTCTGAACTCAATGCGTATCGCGTTGCGGGGGAGGACGAATACCAGAGGGCGCATGTGTACTTCCACCTCATCGCCCTTACGTATATGTACATAAACAACCACGATTTTGTGACTGAGGACGACGCTCGCGCGGCGGTGTGGATCGTGAAGAACTCCATCGAGACGCTCAAAGCCCTCCTCGATCCCGAACAAGCGGTTGCCCCTGAGAACGACATCGGGAGGGCGTACAGGGTGAACGAGGCGAGAGTTTTGCGTGTACTAAAAGACGGTGAGTGGGTGAAAACGGATATATTACTGCGATACGCACATATCAACTCCCGTGATCTGAACTACGTTTTGAAGCAACTTGAGGAGGCTGACGTGATAGAAAAACTAACCATCGAAACCACCTCAAAAGGAGGCCGAAAAGGGGCGAAATATCGGCTCATTTCGTAGTTTTAAGGGGGGTTAGCGCGCAACCGTGAATCCAGCGCGCAACAAAGCCATTTTTTGGTTCGTGGGGGGTTGCCACACATGAAAAAGGAGGTTGCCGCGAATACTAAAATACGGCTCAACACAGCCACGCTTTACCTAAAAAAGGGGGGTTGCCACGCAAAATAGGTTGCCACGCATCGTGCGCACGAGGTCTGGGGTATTTCAACACGCGGATGTGGGGTATGTCAAATGACTAGAATATGGCTATATATATAGAAAAAAGGTAAAAATAAATATATGATGACGCGCGCGCACGAGGGTTTTTGTGCGCGGGGGGTTTCCACGCCGCGCGGTAACCATTGACACGTTATGGTGAAATAAAATGGTGTGTTTTTCCGCGTCACTTGACCGCCCGAAATGGACGCGCTATTGTTGCGAGTAGGAAAGGTCGAATCATTACAAGATTACAAAATAACAAAGTAACAATATGACCAAAGACAAAAAGACGGAGGAGGCAGATATCTTCGACGACGCGAACAGGCTCCCGCGTGATATGGCGGAGGGATGGTTCAGGTTCGAGAAGGTTGGTGACAAGGTGGGGGGTGAGATAGCGGATATCTTCGAGATGCCTATGAGGGACGCAATGCCCGCACAGCGCTGTTTTACGCTCAAAACGGACGATGGGCTGATTAATGTCGGTTTGAAGCGTACAGCGTACATTTTGAGCCGTACAGATGCCCTTCAGATGGGGGATGTGCTCGGGATTAAGTTCGAAAAGGAGATACCGCCTAAGACAAAGGGATTTCATCCTGCAAAGTCTATGGTGATTTTCTCGAAGTTGAACGGCCCTCGTGGTAACGCAACGGCAGCGACGGTGAAGGCTACCGCGCCTCATCACGACGTGGTGGAGAGTAATCCCGTGGAGGAGGATAATTACGTGGAGTAGGATCTCTAAGAAACAGCCTACCGCATTATGCGGTAGGCTTTTTGTCAGGAGATCGGCGTTTGCGTTCTGCCCCTATGAGTGAGGCTATAAAGGCGCTCTTGTTGGTCAAAAGGTCTTGCGCCATAAGCTCTTTAAGTGCCACCCCCTGCTCGTTTGAGAGAGTTATGAGTAGTTTCATATTCCTATCCCGGTTATGTGTAGGAAGGTGAAGAATGCATTGAGCCATAAGAGCCAATATACCGATTCATGTACCTGTTCCCAAAATCTAGCTTCTTTCTCTAATTTTTCTTTGTTCCGGTCGTAATAGTGAAGGTGCATATTATTTCTGTTGACAATACATTACGTAAAGGTCCCATTTTTCTTTCGGTGTGCCACGCATACCATCTTTATCTGCGGCTATGTCTACGCAGGCGCCTATGTAGCGGAGGGCGGTATCATATCTATCAGCGCGAATGATGAGGAGCGCGAAGATAATAATTATTAAGGTAATAAGAATTTTGTTCATGAATTTGTGTATTTCTTCAACCTATAATGGATATTAAAGGATGTCAATAGATATCCTATGTATATGAAACAATAGGTTAACATTGTCAAGTTGTGGCGTATGTGGTATATTTACTTCATTATTAGTTTTTTATTTTTTAATCATGAAAATAGACTGCTCGGTGGAACTTCATACATTGAAGGGCGATCCGTATAAGGACGCTGATGGGAAGCATTTGGTCCTCGGAGATGTTGTTGCAGAAGTGCTTGCGATGGATCAGACGGGAGGCAAAATGAAACTGTACTCGCTCGCAGAGCGTGCGTATAAGGGAGAGGAGATGGAGGTGGACGCAGCGGATATGACGACGATCAAGCGTTCGTTCGATGGGACGAAGGCGTACAATGGTAATGCGCTTATTCTCGGTCAAGCATTACAGCTGCTAGAGCGTGTAAAAGAGTAGTATGCCTGTCGAACATGCTACTAGGGAACTTACACCGGACGAGGCGAAGGCTCTTACGAAGGATTTGCAGAAGATATTAGAAAAGCATAACTGCGAGATGGGTGTACGCAGTGTGATAGAATTAATGAAATATGTCGGAGATTCCGACGGTGGCTCCAATAAAGCTGACTAAAAAACAATTCGGCTTTGTTCGTGATTATGTTTTGACGGGAAATGGGACACAGTCTGCGATGAGAAATTATAATTTGAAGAATAATTTTGTTGCAAGTAATGTCGCATCAGAAAACTTGTTAAAGCCATATATCGCGGAAGCTGTCAAGGTCGAGGAGGCAAGAGTGGCTCTAACTCTACGCGAAGCGCTGGAGAGGGAGGGAGTGGGTCCTCAATTTTTAGCACAGAAAGTGAAACAACTCTTAAAAACGAAAGGGTATCAAGCGGTGGACCGGGGTCTAGCACATGCAACAAAAATTTACGGTTTAGCGGAGGATCAGATGAAACCTGTCGGTGGAAACACATACAACATTCTCTTTTCATCGGATACTCAAGAGGCCGTTAAGGCTCTTGAAGACACATTAAAAGTTAAGTTACTCGCAAATGTTGAACAGGCTCAAACAAGCGTGGAAGTTAAGCCGGAAGGAGCCGGAGGCGCTCAAAGCGCTTGAGGTAATGTCCGATGTTGAACAGATACCGGACGCCGGGGATGAGAGCGCTGTTTTTCTCGGTGAGGGGACGCACGAAGAATTCATTGAGCAGACGCGTATCGATGAGGGTATGGCGCCGTGGTATGAGCGAATTAAAAACTTGATATGAAATACGAACATACGCCACGCCCGGGCATCGAATACCATCCACATATTAGGCAACTTATTGAGACACAAGACAAGCGAGCGGCTGATCGGACAGTTTTCAAGGACAGAGAAAGAGTGGGAGCAGAGCGCGGTGAGATTATAAAGGACGCAAAGAATGTTACGTTGACAGACTTTTGGTGTGAGAAATGTTCTAAAGACTTTAAGGGTGTAGCGGTGAAACAGGAAGAAGTCGATTGGTCACGTAACGGACAGAACATCGCGTTCTATAAGACAAAATGCTTTCAAGGACATTGGTGCATGAGACTGATAACGGACAAGAGTAAGGATTCCTTCTGGTATCGTTCGCTCGCAGTGCATAAGGATCGGGGCTCGCACTATGCAGATATGGTCCAGCCAGGGGAGAGCGGGTTTCAATTACTTTATGGGCGTAAGAATACATAACATATGAGGTTACTTGGCAATAGGGTGTTGGTGTCGAAGATTGAAGATTTGGTTAAGGAGGGATTCACAACGGTCGAGGTGCAGGATAGCTTTGTGTATAAGGGGAAAGTGGAGGTGTCCCCGTTTCCGGAGGGTGATATGCCGTTCAGGGTAGGTGATATTATTTTATTCGCTAAATACTCACCGGACACACAAGAGGTTGATTATAAGGGCACGAAGATGAAGATCGTGCGCGTTGAGGATGTGCTTGCCGTACTATGATAACGACGCGCGCCAGTGTGGAGAGGTTTATAGATGGAAAGGGTTACGATGAGACGCAGGTCCAGGGAATACCGGATGGATTTGCTTTCAAGAAGCCTGATGTCACGATAGGGGGCGTTCTGCATAAGGGTGAGTACATCGTGTTTATGCCATTAAGTGAGGAGGTGAGTATGCGAGCAAAGGATATTACTACGTTAAAAGGAATCTTTAGTACATATGAAAGAAATAATGCAAGGTCCGAGCGCGCGACAAAAGGTGATGGATGGTATCCAGAAGGCAACTGATGCGGTTGCGCCAACGCTCGGGCCAGTAGGAATGACGGCAATGATTGAGTTTCCCGGCCTCGATCCTATAATTGCGGACGACGGGGTGACTATTCTAAAGAGTTTAGAGTTTGGCGACGCATACGAACAGATGGGCCTTCAGATGCTGCGCAAAGCCGCTATCAGAACGAGTGTAGAGGGTGGAGACGGCACTGCTACGACGACAGTCTTGACACGATGTCTTGCAATGGAGGCATTAAAGGAGGTTGAAAATGACTCATCGAAGATTCGCCAAGTGCGTGAACGTCTCGAGATAGGGCTTGCGGAGACGCTCAAAGAGCTTTCAAAGATCAAGCGCGATGTGTCGGAGGACGATATTGAGAAGATAGCGGCAATATCCTCGCTCGATTCCGATGTCGCGAAGCATATAGCGGACGTGATTAAAATGGTCGGTATTGATGGTGTAGTCTCGGTGGAGCGTGGTGCAGAGCTAGGCTACTCACAGGAGGTGGTAAAGGGTGCTCGGTTTGATAAAGGACTTATATCGCCGTTCTTTATCAACGACCATGAGCGCAAGCAGACAGTGCTTGAGGATGCATACATAGTGCTTGTGGACCGAAAGATATCTACAAACGAGCAGATACTACCGCTCTTGCAGTCTATTGGCACGGGGAAGGACATATTATTCATTGCGACAGATGTCGAGGGAGTAGCGCTCGGATCACTCGCACAGAATGCAGTAAATAAGATCGCAGACATCGCGTGCGTACGTAATCCGTATACCGCAAGCCCGTCTAGAGAATTCTTATTTGATATGGCCTCACTAACAGGGGCGACAGTAATCAGCGAAGAGATGGGAATGATGCTTGAAAAGGCGGATATAACGTTATGCGGACGAGCGGATAAGGTGATTGTTACTCGTGATACTACGACTATTATCGGAGGTCGTGGCGACACATTGGAAAGGGTTGTTACTATTCAGATGGAAATTGCCGCAACGACGAGCGAGTATCAGAAAGGTATGCTTGAGGACAGACTCGCTTCACTTACGGGCGGTATCGGCGTCATTCGTGTGGGAGCATACACGGACACGGAGTTCAATACAAAGAAATACAAGTTCGAAAACGGTATCAATGCGACACAAGCCGCTTTGCAGGAGGGGATACTAGCGGGCGGGGGTGTTGCTTTAGTAGATATCGTCCCGCGTGTGGAAGAAAGTATGTTCAAAGTGGCCTTATTCGCACCACTAGAACAGATGGCGAAGAATGCTAACGTTCTCTTAAATGTAGGCAATACTTCTGGTTGGGGTACTGATTTTAAGACTAGAGAAAGGGTCAACATGTTTGATGCCGGTATCATTGATCCTTACAAAGTCACTCGCCTCGCGCTCGAATCAGCGACAGCGATCGCCATGCAAATTGTCGGTATGGAAACGGCCATTGTTACCGTAAAAGAAGATGACAAAACAAGCAAATAAGCAGTATTTCTCGGTGCTTCATTGGATATTGGAGAGGGGCATTGTGAGTGAAAAGGGAGAGCTGTTCGACTATAAAGATCGTGCCTTTTTACTGGATATTTTGACAGACTTTCATCCAGATATAGTTGTCGCAGCGTGTGCACAGGTGGGAAAGTCTATTGTGTTTTCGTTAAAGACACTGTTTGCGGTAAAGCATCTTGGCATGAATGTTATTTATACATTCCCCACAGAGTCCGATACTAACGAATTTGTCTCTTCAAAGTTTAATAAACTTATACAAGCGAATTCACATGAGTTCAGGGGGATGGACTCGGATTCTATAGAAAGAAAGGAGATAAACGGACGATTTATTTTCTTTAAGGGAACTATATCAAAAACAGCCGCTATTTCGACCACAGCTGACTTGCTCGTTCATGACGAAGTGTCCCGGTCGGACCAGCTTGCTATAGAGACCTATAAATCTCGCACTAAAGCAAGCGATTACAAGGGCCGATGGTTATTTAGCAATCCCGGATCAGAGCGCGATGAGCTCGATCTCGCGTGGCAAAAGAGCGACCAAAGGGAGTGGGAGATAACGTGTTCGGAATGTAAGGACCAACACGTCATGGTGTGGCCTGATAGCATTGATAAGGAGAAACGAGTATTTATCTGTCGAAACTGTAGGGCAATCATAAGTGATGAAACCCGACGCCGTGGAAAGTGGGTAGCACAGAATACAGGCTCAAAAATTCATGGATACCACATATCACACTTAATGTTCTTAAAAGTGTCTGCTGATGACATTATCAAAGATTCGGAGGGCGATCCTGCATACTTTAACAACTTCATTCTTGGGAAGACATATTCTCCTGGGGACCTATCAATTTCGAAGTCAACTATCCTTGACATTTGGACACCAAAAGACCTACGAACGGGTAACGTTTTTCTCGGTGTGGACGTGGGGAACATGAAACATTACTCGGTGCGTAGTGAGAAAGGTATCCTTAAAATAGGGCGTTTCACGGAATGGAAGGATTTGGACGATATTATCTCCATCTGGAAGCCGACTGCGGGGGTAATCGATGCTATGCCTGATAATACAGCCGCGAATCATTACGTCTCCACATACCCGTTCATGAAGATGAGTTATTTTCAAGAAAATGCGAACAATCCACAGACAATCGTATGGTGGGGAGAGAATGATAAATACGGCATTGTGTATTCACACCGTGATCGTATTTTGGACCGCATGTTCACTGATATGCTTGAAGCGAAATTCCTTATAGCCGTGTCGACGGACGCGCAGTTTCGAGAATATATCAAGCATTACGAGACGCTTCGACGTGAGAAAGTGGTGAATAGTAAGGGAATAGAGCGATATATCTGGGCGTCTACAAC